CGTAGACATACCCAAAGTTAGGTTTTCCAACCAACTTACTATTTTTATTGTTCTCGTAGTCTATTTCATTTTTCTCGTAGGCACTTATTTCCTCCTCAAACCGCTCGATCTCGTTGTCACAGATGGCGAGGGTGGTAGCTAAAGCTATTTCTTGTCCTGATGATGTTAGCCATTGGATTTCATTTTTTATTTTGTTTATTAGGTTTTGCATATTACCAGCTTTCTACATCAAGAATAACACCTTCAATGTTTCCTTTTTCATCCACCCACGTAAATACCCAAGAGTTTAAGTCGTACCCACAGCTGTCATACCCTTTTGTCTGGAAAGCAACGCCATTCGGTATTTGTGCAAACACCTTATGACATGTTTCAAAAATGCCATCGTCTCCTTCAATTTTGGCAATGCCTTTAAAGTCGTTGTCTTTGCATTTGTTGTACTTGTTTATTAGGGATTTTAGTTCTTTTATTAGGTGTTTCATATTCTATTCCTTTAGCTTTGATAATGCTTCTTGGAGGTCTTTGAGGGCTTGGTTGCTCCCTAATTCCTTATACTCTTGGATAGTACACCTGTGAATATTGGGGACTTCTTTTTTCTTTCTCTCCGCCATCTCAATCACCTCCTCAATAATCTTGGTACGGTCTTGGATAATGAGAGCTTCTAGTCTTCGTGTTACTTCACTCTTGGGAAGAGGGGTTATCTTGGTAACATCTCTTGCAAACAACTCTTTGGTGTCTTTAATGTCCATAAGCTATTTTATCAATTTAGTAATAGTTTCGAGTGCCTCATCTTTATGGTGAGCACCGTCAGTATCAAGTCCTTCTTGTGCCTCTTTCTTAATCTTCTCTAAAAGGGATTGTAAATCGTCATTTTCGTTTGATAACCAGTCTCTAAGGTGTTGCTCAGATGTTTTTCCACAACTACAAACGAGAGTTCGGGAGTCATAACTATGTTTTTTTTGTTTTATAGTTTGTGCCATATTTATTCCTTTAGCTTTGATAATGCTTCTTGCCAGTAGGCTGTTTCTTCTTCTAATGAATCTATAAGACCCTGTTTGTACCTTTTTACACTCCTGTGACCTTCATCGTCAATCTGTGAATAAGATAGAATCTTCTCCTCAAACCGCTCAATCACCTCCTCGATAAGCTTGGTACGGTCTTGGATGATAAAGTCTTTAATCCAGTGCCAGTCTTTTTCATCAAGCTGTGTTGGTATATACCTTGGAGGTTGAGGCTCTAAGTAGCTAAACTCCTTCTCAAACTCTTTGGTGTCTTTGATATCCATACGCTATTTTATCAATTTAGTAATAGCCTCAATCGTTTTGTTCTCCCATTCTTGGGGGTCTTTGGTGAGGTCGATTGTAAATAAATATAGTTCATCGTAAGTGTCATCTAGAATATTTACACCATCAAGCTCATCATCCTTAAACCTATAACCTATTTTACTCAACACTAGGAGTATGTCTTGGAGGGTAAGGGGTTTTCCGAGGTTCTCAAGGTCTTCCTCATCAAAATATCGGGTGTGTTCTTTATCTTCTGACAAGCAAAATACATTTTCTGCTAACTGCCTTGATATAACAGAATAATTATAATCATCTACTATTACCTCACACCCTTCCTCTAGTGGAATTACGTAGCCTTTGCCTTTGCAGGGTTTGCACATATCTTTCGTAGCGGACGTTCTGTATGTTGGATGCACCCAAGGTTGAAGCCCTGCCCCATCACAATTTTTACAGCAATTTATTCTTTTGTTTACCTCTTGAGAGAGGGTTTGTAGTGGTGACATTATGATTCTTCTTTAACTAATTTTCTAAAGTCTCCTACTGTGTATACCCCTTGAGGACTATTATCTAATGCTTCTATCTTTAGATCATCTGGTAAGAACTCTGCAAGCTTGTTTTGCCATCGGCAATAGTTACCTCTAAATCCTATTTCAATCTCTTCTCCGTCTTTTATAATTCCAAATGTTGTACTCATATTAGTTTTTATTATTTTTACACTCTTTACACTCATCTACCGTATAATCTGCATCTTTCGGGGCTTGTGTATATCCTTGATAGCAGTTAGTTTTTTTGCAGGGTGATTTCATATTATTTTATTATCTCAAACCTTCCTACTCCTACCGTTATTGTTTCTTTCGGTAAGGTATTGAATCCTTTCTTATAAATCTCCGCATAGATTATTTCTCCTTCATTGTAGAATATGGCGAAGTCTGTGTATGTTTTGTTTCTGTATTTTATTTGCATATTAATTATTTACCAGTAAATCGTGCAAGAAGTCGATAGTCTTTTCCTCCTGCTCTTCGAGGGGGGTGTTAAGTTGCCAATGTTTTACTAACCATAAGATTGTAGTTTCTGAGTATTTTCTTTTAAGATTTGATTTAGATTCAAAATCTAACTCCAACGCCACCAACACATCTTCGAGGGTTATAGGTCTTCCGAGAGTTATAAACACATAATCTCCGTTTGATTTTTTAGTGTCAACCGATGCCCTCTGTCCACCTCCCTTTTTCCAATGCTGTGGGGTACGAACTAACATACTTTCTCCTTGTTGCCTGACAAAATTATATCCACATCCTATATCTGGGGTCTGGTAAGTATTCCAGAGAAGACAACCCTCCTTTAACTCCATTATCTCTGGTACTGCCTTCTGGATTTCTTTTTTAAGCTCTTGTAGATTAGTCATTATTGGTTGTAGTATTGTTTTCATAATTATTTTCTTATTTAGTAACTTCTTGTGCTTTACTTTACCACCACTTTCTGGGTATAATTTATATAGATGACAGAACAACTGATCTTATCCCTAATTGTGGAGGGGGAACTGTTCCTCGAAGCTCAAGCCGACATTCAAAACCTTGTGGAATCTGACCTTGCAAAAGGCGACTTCCACTCAACCGTTCTTTTAAGATGAGAACCATATCAGAAATTGAAATTGAAATTGAAATCGAAGAAATTGCTGAGGAAATAGAACAATCAGCAAACGAAATTCCTCGCGAGGAAATATGCAGATTTTGCGGTAGTCTTGGTCCTGCTCCATGGAGCATACATGCTAAGACTTGCGTTTGCGGTCAGACTCAACAAAGACGATGGAAACATCGTAAATAACTTCTGCCATAAGGCAGTCGACATGGGATTCGCTACCCCGACATAACCCCAACGTAGAAAGAAGAGGTACTATCTCTCGTTAGATCGAGGAGGAAAACCCATTCGGAGTATAGTTTGGGTTTTTCTTATGCTATACTAAAGGGGATCTTTCATAAAAAAGTTTAACAAAAAACTACTTCTTGTACGTCGTGGTTTTTTTGTTTAATTATTTTCTTTATTCCTCCTTCCGCTGTGGTAGTAGTCCCTCGCGTACTTGTTGTAACGCTCTCTGTTCTTCTCCTGCCACTCCTTAGTCCTGATTGAGCTACACGCTTTACAGTGGGGCTTGAAGTAACGTGTGGAGGTCTTGTGATAGTTAGTTCTTTCGGTGAAGTCCTTCTCTATGTCTTTCACCTTGTTGCAGTCTAGACACCTTTTTTTCATACTAATCTTTATTATATTTATAAGTAAACCTGTCTTTTATTTTCTTCGGTACTACAAGTTTTTTACGGTAGGGATCAACACACTCTCTTATATGTAACTCAAAAAGTTTTTTCTTGAGTACTTCTTTTGCCTCTCTTGCTTCTCTTGATTTTCTTGACATAAAGTCACCCTCTTAATAATAAAATGATACTCCCGACCATACACGCTACTACAAAAATTAATATCACTGTTTCGATACTAAGCATCAAGCATTTTATTTTACTGGTAATGTTGTGAGTAATTCCCACATTAAGAGACTGCTTTTCTCTGTACAGTCCCTTGTGCGGTAACTACGCTATTTTTGATAGTAGACTCTCCGCCTGATCTTTATAGCTCTGTTTTATATCCTCATCAGTCATAAGTCCCTCTCTAAGATCAGTGTAATAGTTGTCACTGTCCACGTAGTAATTATATGCTTTGTGCTGTCTTGCTATCTCTTTTTCTACTAACTGCTCTTCTTCCTCCAGCTCCTTCGCCATTTTGTAAGATTCTGATATCTCGCTGTCGTAAAAAGTATTGTCTACCTCCTCAAAACCGACTTCGAAGTCCACCTCAATCCACCCTCCTGATCTTCCTGCAAAACCGGCACTTGTTACAAGGTCATAGTTATCTACAAGATTATCAATCAACATCTCGCAAGTGTATTCTTGCTCGCTGTATATATCCTGCTGTAGATATTCTGTGCCTTCGTAGTAGTCTTTTTGGAGGTCTGATAGGTTACTTGTAAGTGTCTCAACATCTCCATAACTACGCATTTTTACATCGTAGGCGATGCGATTTTCTTTTGGATACCACCAGTTTCCAACATTTCCGTGGTTTTTTGCAAACCTAAATCTACTCCACACTCTGTTTATATATTCGATTCTTTCTTGTTTTTTCATAGTTAGTTTTTATATACCGTGATTGATAATTCGTCGCATATAGTACAGATTTTTTCTTGTTCGTCTTGGTCACTCATCATTCTGGCGTTGGTGTATGATTCTTGCAATAATTCTTGCAAAAAATCTTTTGCTTCGGTTGATAGTTGCATAGTTAGTTATTTTTTATCTTATAGTGTAAAGCTACCGTTCGCGATGTCTGATATCTTGCTTTCTGTATAGCCCTCATAGCGTAGGAATACTGCGAAGGCTTTATTCTCACGGCGTAGCATTTCATAGTCTTCATTATGTGGCGTGAGGTACTCGCAAGCTTCGATATCGTACACCTTCCCGTCTGGTGTGATCTCATAGCGTGCGGAGTCACTGTCATCATCTGTGAGCCATACGTGTATAGCTTCGATCTGTTCCATGTTGCCCATGTCGTCCAATGTGTTGAATGATTGCATATAGCTAGTTTTTTAGAATAGTAAAGCCTGTTACTCGCGTTTTTCGTATCCATTCGTCCACTCCTGCGTCTTTGTCCCCTCCTGTATAATCGTCCCATGTGCGTATCCTTGCTTTCTCGCTATCAAAATCAATGGAATATACTGCGTATACTTCCCATTCGTATTGCCAGTTGAATATTTCAATTATTTTTACTTGCATATGCCTATAAGTTATCTGTTATATAGCTGTTCAAGGCTTCCATTTGCTCCTCATCTAGTTTTGCCCCCTCCTCATGCTGTAGTAGATTCTCATATGGGTTATTGTAATGTGCACTATAGCTGTACACGCTTACACATTCGGAGTGGTTGATCTCGATATTGTAGTGTGTGATTCTTTCTGTTTCTTTATGTAGTATCAACATATAAGTTAGTTTTTATATCCATTAAGCGTTAATAAATGTCTTTCAAATTCTGAGATAAAATTGTGTATCTCATTCTCATATAAAGAATGCCCCATGTTACGATCTTTTATATCTGATGATATTTTTTTTGCCCACGTTTCAGCTATAAATTGTATAGCTTCTTTGTTCATAGGTTTCTGTGTAGGCATAGGCATATGATTATTTCTTATTCTTATAACTTCGGTGGGTCTGTATCTGTACGATCTTTTGCAACATGTATATATTATCCTTGCAGGGGTCTTTCTCTGTATCTCGCTCGTATTCTCTCCTATATATTTCAAGCTCTTCGTCATCTCTATCGCAAATAAAACACTCAAAATCTTCGGGTGAACACTCTATCTCGTCAATCGTAGAATGGTCACAATATTCGTTTTTGCAATATGTTGCCATAGAGTTATTTCTTATTCTTAAATAGTTTCTTATAATCTTTATATATGAGGGCAAGGATAACTCTATACCTGAAAGAGTGTGCCAGTCCTGTTTTGTGCAAGTGTTGGCTATAGGTATCCTCAAGGTTTTCACGCGTTGACATACTTGTAAGCCAAAAGTTTTTATCGTTTCTTATTTCTTCCCTGATTTCGTTAATGTGGTATAAAAATCTCATATTAGTTATTTTTTATGCTGTGCTAGTAACTCTTCCACGATCTCAAGTGTGGTTTTTTCTTTCCCATAAGTACTCATGGTGATTTTATCTGATATTCTACCGTTGTTTTGTACTTCCCATGAGTATTTATACATTCCAAAATCAAGGTAGCCATTCGCTTTTCTAATACCTGTGATTCCTGCAATCTTGTTGAGTGAGTCATTATATTTGATCTCATTTTCAGTATTTAGGGCTTCGATTTCTGCAAGCATTGCGACTGTTGCACTTGCTAGGACTTGGAAACGCTTGAGGTTGAAAGTCCTCACTTTGTTCAATGGTTCAATGTGTTTTGCGTGAAGTTTCCGCCGTTCTTCGTTATCTACATGCTCGCATTTAGTCCTCTTGAGTTCCGATAGTGTAAACTTATTACCAAAACAAAAGTTCACGCTCAAGGCTTTCTTTTCGTGTATGATTACAACATCTGCTCCTTCATAGTATTCTTGGTTCTCATGTTCAGAATAGCCGTACATAATTATGCTATCCTGTCCGCCGTCTTTGAGGGTCTTCGCGAGGAGTTCTGTCTCTGTGATCTTTCCCTTCTCCCATTGTGATAATTCTGTTGTTTTTTTTAGGGCGTTATAGTAGTTCATATTAGTTTATTTCTTAGGGGTAAGCGTCATTGTGGTATTCTCGCTATAAATCTCGCTTTCTGATTCGTGCATATACATTATATAGTCATCTTTTTCTTGCTCTTCTTGCAAGTAATACATAAGCATATAATCCTCGCTTTCTTCTTGAGAACACATACCATAGATATTATGATATGTACTGTACTTATGAAAATCATCAGTATCACAATACTCCTCAAGCTTCTTAATATCTACGGTAAAGTTAGCCATGTAACTATCGGTAGAATAATTGTAGAATTTCGGAGAGTGAAAGCTATAGGGTTCTGATACTTCGAGAATGATATCGCCTATGTGGTTTTCTTTTATGTACTTGCAACTAACGTGCGATAGTTCTTTCAAGATTGCTTCTTTATCATAATCCCAGTCAAAATCATCATATGCTAGTTGCGTGTCATTTTCTTGGTTATAGTAGCTGATCTCTGAGTCCTCTGTGTTTTCGCTTGAGAAGGTCTGATACATGTCCACAGTGAAGGGCGTATCTTGAGAATTAAGCGTGAGTGTTGTTTTTTGCATATTAGTTGGCGTTATGATACTCAATAGCTTTATCTATGTGGTTTTTGAACCCGGTGACGTTTAGTCCCATAGTGCTACCGTGCTCGATCCCGTCTATCTGTAGGATCTGGAGCCAAGTCTTATACCCTTTCGCTTTGATATCTTTACCGTCTACAGTCCCAACAAATGTGTACCAGTTGTTTTTATTGCTTCTTCTTAATGTGTTGAGGGTTTCTGTGAGTGTTTGCATATATAGTATTAGTTTCTTTTAATGTGATTGCATTTGTGGCATATGTGTCGTGTGAGGTCTTGTGTGAGCTTGAAGACGTGGAAACATGTCTTTGGGTGCAGGTTCTTAATCTTTACGCGGGCGATTGCTTTCTTTGCTTCATCTGTTGAGTTATACATATTAGTTGTTCTTAATAAACTTCTTGATACTACACTTCACGCTTTTTTCCAGTAGCGTTGTCTTGCTACGTGAAGAAAACAAGAAAATAGTTATCTCTCCACGGGCGTCTAGTATCCAAGAAACTAGCTCGCCACCTGCTTCATGCTCAATTCTTCCCATAGTACCGCAAGGCTTGATCGTGGTATACAGTCCATAGCTTTTTATTGTTTCGTCAATGCTTAACGTGGTTTTATGTGTGGTCATTATTAGTTACATTTTAATATTGATAATATCAATGTCTTTGCCTTTATTGATGTATCTAGTATAGCATAGGTGGCGGTGCCGTCTACTATATAAGTGTATAACTATGATATTATTATACTTATACCATGATATTATTATACTATCAAGGGGCGTGTGGTTGTGTGTAGCAGGGATATATTGGGTTGTGGCAGGGATATATTGTGTGTGTAGCAGGGATATATTGTGTGTGTAGCAGGGATATATTGGGTGCTATTCTGGTTACGGTTATCATGTGTAGGCGTGTGGGGCGAGGGTTCTCTCATATACCGTTGCTATTACTCACTCTCTACTACGTCGCAAAACATTTTCGCCCATTAGATTCTAGCTTGCTAGTCCTTTATTGGTTGCCCATGTGTGTCGTGTAGCATCATAGTTTTATTATCATGTGCATTTTTGTGGCTCTTACTATAATAAGTAGCTATTTAATTATTTCCTCATAGTTATTACCTTGAGGGGGTCAACCCCTTTCCACCCACCCCCGTGCAATATATATTAAAAGGAACTATAGGCTTCATCCAGTGTGTATAGAAAACCCCCCGCCCTCTTCTCACTAAAAAAGTCCCTCTTTTTTTTATTTCAAATTGCAAGTTATGCACTTTTCCCCATGTTTATCCCCAACTCTTCTCAAACCCACCTACTAATATAATCACATGCAAAAGCACGGTTGTTGCAATCTATGGCTGTAATGCCCCAAACCAACCTATAAGGAAAACAGCCTTTTTTTATAGGTTGGTTCAAATACGTTGCTAACTCTACCTCTAATCTACTAAACCAACCTATAGTACTAATATTAAGAAAAAAGTTTCCATGAAAAAAAAAGAGAAAGTAAAAAGTACAGAACTTTATAGCCAATTTAGCCTCTTATAGGTTGGTCTGTTGCTATTACTGGCTCATATCAGGTTTTGGACCATTCTCCCCATTATGTAGTAGGTAGGTTTGTTGCTATTGCTCACTCTTACAGCACAGGGGGTTAAATATTAGTAGGTGGGTTTCCTTGACTTACAGACCCACCTAGTATACTATGTAGGTATGACTAAGAAATTTAATGTAAAAAAAGAACCCTGCATGTACAATGAGGAAGGGATACACTGTATTAATAGTTCGTATGGAGGAGGAAGAGGTATGTGTATGACACATTATGTAGGTTGCCGGTATCACGTTAAGAAAGGAAACAAAACATGGGAGGACTTTGAGAAAGAAGGAATATGTAAAAAGAAGATGACGCAAGAACAAAAAAACAACAATCAATCGCACCCCCACAATTCTTATAAAAAAAATTCGGAAGAGCAAGTTCCCACTATCAGCCCTAACTTGGATTTTTAATATGGTAAGAATATCAAAAACCGGTAGTTCAATGAAACAAATGGCTTACGCGAGGAGGCTTCTGGGAGGAGAAGGTGTGTCAAAAAAACAAATCGCGCTCGATTCAGGATACTCACCTAACGTATCAAACTCTATTAAAACTCATATAGAGGATAAAAGGGGGTTTAATAATGCAATGACCAAGCTGGCGATGGATTCCAACAACCTAGCATTGGCTGCAATGCACGAGTTTAAAGCGCGGGGGTTTAAAGAGTTTTCTAACTCTGAGCTTACTGGTGCATTAAACGCTATTGGAAATGCGTGGGCTAAGTTTAATCAGGCTACAGCTCCGCTAGAACAGAAGCCAAGTCGGAACAAACTGAAGAACGTGGTACTCCAGAATATTGAAAATCAGACATTTATTCAATCGAGTACAGAAACAGAGAGAAAACCCAATCCTCCAGTTACTGACGTATCGCCCGAAGCAGACTTCTAACAAATATACATTATGGATAACACACGTAACTTTGCAGATAACAAACAGCACGATATAAATACCGTAAAGGCTTTGACTGAAGATCCTAATCTTATTAAAAATCAGGAGTGGAGGTTAAGTAACCTGTATAAAATCATTACTAAGGATGGAAAGAAGGAGACGTTTCAGATGAACAGAGCACAAAAACATTTTTTTGATACATATATCAACATTCCAAAGCCTTATCACCGGCATTGTATACTGAAGAGTAGGCAGTTGGGGTTTACAACGTTCATTGATATCTATATCTTGGACTCTATTTTGTTTAATACAAACAAGGAGGGAATTGTTATCGCGCACAAGGTAGAGGATGCTACACAGATTTTTGATAAGAAGATTGAATACGCGATTCGTAACATGGCGGAGGATGTAAAAGACGCGTTCTTTACAATTAACCAGAAGTCATCGAGGAAGATTCAGATAGTAATTGATTACGGACCAGAGAAGGGTTCCACATCATCCATTGCAGTGTCTACATCGGGAAGGTCGGGGACATATCACTTGGTTCACATTTCTGAGTTTGCAAAGTTGTGTGCACAGTACCCGAAAAGAGCGGAAGAAGTAGAGAGAGGGACATTCCCAACAGTACCGTTTGATGGATTTATTTTTATCGAGAGTACGGCGGAGGGTATGGCTGGTAGATTCTACGAAATATTCCAACAGAACTGGTTAAAGCGAGAAAAAATAACACCTCAGTTGTCTCAGGTAGAGTTTCTCCCTCACTTTTACAACTGGCAGTACGATGATATGGAAATGAAAAAGATTTACGACCCAGTACCAGTGAAGGATATGGATATATGTGAAATTGACTGGGGAAGTTACCAGAAAGAACACAACCTAACGGATACAGAGATTACATACTATTATATGAAGTGGTTGCAGTTTGGAGGAAAGAACTCACCAGATGCAATTAAGAGTCTAATGCAGGAGTACCCAACAACACAGGAAGAAGCGTTTCTTTCTACTGGTCAGACGTATTTCTCAACAGCAAAAGTTTCGAAGCTCATGGAAACAGCAGTGAGAGGAGAACAAGGAGAGGTAGGGTTTGGTCCAGATCAAGAGATTATATTTAACACGTTCTCAGGAGGAAACTTAGAAATTTTCGAAAAGCCTGTGGCAGGAGAGAGGTACATTGTAGGAGGAGATACTGCGGAGGGGCTCGCGCACGGAGATTCCCAGATACTGTACGTGATTAGTGAGAAGACAGAGAAGTGCGTTGCACTGTACCAGTCTAAAGTACCGCCTGATGAATTGGCTGATGAAGCGTACAAAGTAGGAAAGTTTTACAACTGGGCGTTGCTTGCAATTGAGGTAAACAAAGATGGACTGTGGGTAAACGATGCTCTAGAGAAGAAGGGGTATGTAAATCTCTATTACAGAAAGTCTTTTGATGACATTACACAGAAGGTTACAAAGTTCTTTGGATGGAAGACCACTTCTGCGACAAGACCATTTGCACTTGCAGCACTGAAGGCAGTATTTTTCAGAATGGAGGAAGGCTTTCCCGCACAAGTACTTGGTGAAATGCTTACTTTCGTTCGAAACGAAAAGGGAAAACCTGAAGCTATGGCTAAAAAACACGATGATTGCATCATGGCATCGAGTATTGGGTATGCAGTACTTCAAGAACAAGGGGTTTATGAGAACAATAATGAGCCAGAAGAGGAAAATAGTATGATGAAAATGATGTTTGGTGAAGAAACAGGGGGAAGAATGCCACATTAAGAAAAAAAAACACGTTATTTATTTAATTTTGTGTTTTTTGTTGCTTTTTTATCACTTTAGTTCATAATTAAAGTATAAATATATTAATTTTCATAAAAAACCTATGTACGATGACATAAATGAAGAAGAAATGAACTCTCCAGTAAAAAAGAAGAGTAAAACTAAATCTGCGAATAATAAATCTGACAAAGAAACGATTACTTTTTTAGAAGACAAAAAAAAGCAGATGAAGAAGAGCCAGTACCGAGAGAAGTTTGATGCTCTATATAAGGAGATCGAGACAAACATTATGTCTACACAGGTTAGCTATGGAGAGAAACTTTACGAGAAGTCAGGGTGGGGATCTATGGTGACATACAATAAAATGGCAAGTGGAGCGTATGACATTAGTGTGTATCCTCAAAAGATGAATAATCGGGACCAGAACCATTCAGGAGTACCGGTATCTCAAGAACCAATCGCATTCTCTAAGATTATGATTGCAACATCTGTCCTCGCGGGGAAACTTCCTGACGCAGAGGTGGTCGCGGATGATAAAGTGTACGGAAAAGCAATGTACGAACTGTGGAAAAGAAACTGGTCAATGACAGGAGCCAACGGAGAGAACACACTGATGCTTGTGTATCAGAACCTATTTACTTATGGGTGGTCTGCATGGCGTGTATACCCAAGGCGAGTACAGGTTCCACGAAACGGAACAATAAAGATTCTTTTTGATGATATCTACAGAGAACCATTAGAGTGTAGTCGTACATGGCTTGGAATTGGATTCAACAATGGAGATGTGTGGTCTCAGACAGAAGTTTACTACGAGAAAGATATGCCAAAGGATGAGTTCTTTTTAATGTACCCTGAAGCAAAGTCAGCAGCAAATAAAAAGAAACTACAATACAGCTCAGTGTCAGAAGAAGCAAAGGATGAAAATTCTGAGAAAGCTCACACAAGTGTAACTATTGGTTATTACGAAAACGAACTTACAAACAGGTACGTTGTAGCTTGCGGTAAGATGAAGATTTACGATGGAGAACTTCCTAACGATGGCTCACACGGGTCTGTAGTTGTAGCGAACTGTTTCCAGAAAAATATGAACGATCCTTACGGAGTAGGACTATATGAAATGATGCGAGGAAACACAGCAATATTTACATACATTAACTCGCTTAATGCTCAGCAAGTAGAGGCGGAGATCTTCCCTCTACTCTTTGGGACCCAAGTGCAGAATGGATCAGCTACATATAAGAGAGGACCAAACGTGGTTAATCCAAAGCACCCAGGAACTGACATTGATGTGGTAAAAACATCGGGTAATGTCCAGCAAGGTATTATGTATGCAGACAAGCAGAAACAATCTATTGAAGAAAACACAGGAGTAAACAACATTATTGCGGGGACACAGTCTGAAGCAACCCTTGGATCAACTGTTATCCTTAAAGAAGCAGCAACCAACCGTCTTACTCCTCCAAAGAACTCGGTAGTTCGAGGGCTTGAACGTGACGCGCACATTGCAAACACATGGATGGCACAGATCTACCCAGTAGATAAAATCTTTATGATTGACTCTGACGAACAACTTGCAGAGTTTTCTAAGCAAAATCCTGATTACTTTGTTGAATCTCAAGAAGTCTACAACGATGAAGGGGTTCTTACAGGACGGGTAGCCGCCGCATCTCAAAATCTAAGACTAAACTTTGATTTTACAGCAGACGGAGAAATTATGGACAAGGTAGAAACGCGTCAGATCTCAGCAAAGGGACTCTTTGACGAGCTAGATAATGCAGGGCACAAGTCTGACTATATTGAATTTAATATTGATCCAGATTCAATGCTTCTTCCATCAATTGAAATCCAGAAGCAAACATACATGGCGCTATTCCCAGTAATTACAAATCAAATTACTTTGATTTATTCAATGAGAAATCAGGACCCTGAAGGAGCAGCATCTCAGCTCATGGCTCTTGAAAAACTTCTAAACATTCAGGGGGGAGACATATATGACTACGTTCCTAAAGCTGATTACGATTCAATCATAAATATGGAACCGTCAGAGAAACAGAAACAGATGCAACAAGAACAGATGGAACAAGAAGCAAAAAATACCGCGATGCAAAGTATGGCAGGAGGAAGTGGAGGTGGAGGTGGAGGAGACATGACATCTATGGGTCAACAAATGGCAGGAGATGGGATGGATCCAACACAGCCACAGAATCCTAACGAGGTCCCACGACCACAGTCTCCAATGGGGTCAGCGTTAGATGCCAGTGTAGGAAGAGCAGCAGCACAAGGCTAAAATCATCTATGAAAATAAATAACATATTTAACAAAATAGAAGGAGGAATCAATAAGGCTAAGGGGTCTATGTCTAGCTACTTTAACAGGGCTAGTCCTGAGACCCCCAAGTCTAGCTCTTTCGACAAGTCAAACATGTTTTTATCACCAGCAAGAACGTCCAACCCTGTACCAAACAAGCCACCGATGTCTACATACTTTGATGATTCAAATATGTTGCTATCACCGGCAAGAGTAACATCACCATCGGTAAGACAGACTACTCAGAACAGAGTTCAAGAATATGACATACCTCCAGTAATCTCTAACCAAGACCGAGCACTGTTTATTGAGCAAGCAGAACTTGCAGGTGTGTCTCCAAATGAATTTGGGAGAATAGCTCGAAGAGAACAAGGAGCCAACACACTCCCTCACCAAGCTGCGATGGTCGGGGGAGCAGACCCCACAGACAAAGGGGTAATGCAAGTAAATGAGATGCACAATGCACTCATACAGCAGAGATTTATAGAGGAAATTGGGAGAGAGTATAATCCAAACAATTCAACTGATAGTATTATTGCGGCAAGAATGATACTTCAGGAAAACCGAAGGCAACTCGATCAGATGAGGATCAATGGGTCACATGACAAAGACTACAAAAACAGTGACTTAATTGATACTTACAATACAGGCGCAAGAGGATGGATAGATGCAATGAACGGAGATGTAGAAGCAATGGCTCGTCTACAGAGGTATCAGAATGCAGGTCAAAAATAAACTATGGAAAACGAAAACTTAAAACAGAAGAAGATGTCTTTAGCCTCTAGCGAACACGCACCAATTGTTATAGAGCTTCTAAAAGACTGTATGTCACAAACTCCAATAGTAGGAGATGACCAGTGGAGTACCATCGTAAATGCGATTACACTAGAAACGCAAGGTACAATACTTAGAACAATGGTCGATCATCTAGAAGGAATTAGAAAAGGTAATTTACATCAAGAAAATGGCTAAAAAAGCAAAGGAGTTAAAACAAGGAAACTACACGGTACAAGTAGGATACTCAAAAGAAGCTATCAAAAATAAACTGATGAAGTTTATTACCAAAAGTGGTGATGAGTTTGTAATTAGTGCAGAAGAAATGACATCAATGCTTGTAGGGCAAGTAAACTCGGACACACTTGAAGCAACTTTCGTAGAATCTGATAGAATTAATGTTGTAGAAGTCGGAAGACAGCTACAATGTGTCCTCGAAGAAGATATGAAAAAAGGTGAGACTATAAATATTAATTATACTCACCCGTATCCAATTGAGTTTGCGCTTATAGAAGAAGCATACAAGATAGCAAAAATAGATGAAAGCGTCCCAAGGACAACCATTACAAGGAAGTACCTTGATGAAGTGAGTAAGAAGATCACACCAGAAATGAAAAAGTACACAGACAGTTTCTACGAGTCGTTCAAAAATATTAAAAAATAACAACCATCGGCACCACCCACGATACGGGTAGGATAAAATTATGGAATCAGATAACATTGAAGATGTAAAAGTAGAAGAACCAAAGGCAACAGAACCAAAGGCAACAGAACCAAAGGTAACAGAACCAAAGGCAGTTATTGAGAAAAAGCCAAAGAAGACAACCCTAGACATAAAAACAGTAGATGGAAAGAAGGTAAAAGAATCAGACTACTTCTTCGGAGGAGTTATTCCATCAGGTTTCAAAGGAACCTGTGGAGCACCAGTGGAAAGAGAAGATTTAGTCGTAGTATTTAATAAGGTGTTCAAAAAGGAAGATAATATTCTATTTTATAAACAACCAGACAAAGAGGTGTATATAGTTATTATCCCGATTAAATACTCAACCACAGTAGGTGAAGAAAACAATTCTATTGAAGGAGATTTTCAGAAACATGCAATCTCATTCTTAAATGAAGGATCAGTTAATGCGGATACCCTACGACAAAAATTAGATCGTGTTAAAAAACACGTAAACTATGGAGACAGGTAACTTGCATTTATTAGAGATACATTATACAATTTAATTAACCATCGGCACCACCCACGATACGGGTAGGATAAAAATTATGGAGAAACCTGAAACAACAGATGAAAAAGTGATAAATACTGAGGAAATTGACGAAACAGAACTTGATAAAGAGCTGGAGGAGTCTTTGAACTCAGTTAATGCGGGAAATGAACTTTCTTCTAAGAAGGAAGTTAAAGAAGAAGAAGGAACTGAAGAGTCATCAGAAGAAGTCGATGAGTCAAAAGAACCAGAAACTTCTGAGGAAATCAGCGACCCTCAAACTGACGAAGGGAAAGCCGAACCAGAAGCATATGAAATTCGTATGCCAAGTAAAGGCAAGTTTGAATCGGATGAATCTTATGAAAAACGATTTGAGCTCATGGACTTGGTTAAAAAACGTAAACTAGCCAAAACCGAAGAACAACGTCAACAATTGTCAGACGAGATAGGGACAACGAGAAATCAATTAAAGACCCTTAATGGATCTGACAGAATTATCAACCCACTCAATAAGAAGAGTGGTGTAGAACCTGAAACTGAAGAAGAAGAAAATGAAGCTGACAAAGCTGACAAAGAACGATTGAAAGCACTAGGCGGAGCTACTCGTGAAGATGTCCAAGAGATATTAAAGGAGGAGAGACAAGCCAGTGAAGTCAAGGGAACCCTCGACAACTTTGTTAATCGACATGATGAACTTAAAGATGAAGACACTCGTGAAGTATTCTTCGACTTTGTTGATTCTAACTTCTCTTGGCAAAACAAGAGCGGAAAAGAATTGATGACAGTCCTAGAGCTTGCGAAGGAAAGCATGTTTAAACAATCTGAGTCTATTCAAGAAAGGGTGTTGAAAGGTGCTGACGTTCAAAACAAAATAAATGCTATGCAATTTCCAGGAGGGACCGTTGCAAAAGCAGACTATTCTCCAGAAATGAAAGATTCGATTAAAGAACTTACAGATACTGGAATGTCAGAAGAGAAAGCTTTATCTCTGCTTTCTGATGAATAAGGAACTACGCAATCTAACGTAAAAAAATTATGGCAACTGTAAAACAGGCAACTGTAAAAAATACGCGACAACTAGCTGAGGCAACCAAAGCATCAGGTACAGTAACTGTTCTAGGAGAAATCCTTCGAACTATTTCTGGACTTGCTGTTGTCGGGACCAGTGCAACTACTAGAGCTACAATTCTAGGAGTTTGTAACGAATCTATCTCAGCAGAAGATGCTAAGACTCGGGTTTCTTATATCGTGCCAACAGATGAAGATACTTTTATCTTCACCACAACTAACAACACCAACGCATCTCACAACGGGCAAGCAATGGTTGTTGGAGCAAACTCTACAACTATCAACAACACTGGAACTACCAGTGCGACAGGAGTTGTACAGCAAGTAGAACCATTTGGAGCTGCTGCTGACAAGTTAATTATCGGTCGATTCTTGACTCTGTAATCAATTATTAGAAACTAATTAAATATTAAATATTATGACAGGAACTATAAATGATTATGCAGTCATCGTGAACAATGTTGTAAAACACATTGCTCCGAAAGTCTCACCTACAATTAGAGCCGAATACCTCGACTTTATGCACAAGGTTGACACCAGCGAACGAATTTATTCAGACGTTGGAGTTACAGGACTTGGGATGGCTGAAATAATCCCAGATGGAGGAATCGGGGCATCAGATGCACCAATTCAAGGATATTCAAAGAACTACGTTCAGATGCACTTTACTAAAAAGGTACGTCTAACATTCCAGAGTAATTTCTTCCTGTTTGAAGGAGCTGCATCTAAGATCAAGGGAACGGTGAAAGCCAAAGTTCTTGAAGGAAAGAATGCAATCCAGCACGCGAAGAATTACCTTGCACAATCTCTTTTGGCACAAGGATTCGACACATCATTCACATGGACTCCTATCAACAACGTAGGAACTCCACAACCAATCTCAACGATCGGTGCTGATGCAGTAGAATACTGGTCACAAGCTCACCCTCGTGAAGATGGAGGTGCAGCATGGTCAAATGTTATTGTAGACGGAGCGACAGACTCACCAGTCTTCAGTTACTCAGCACTTCTTGCTGCGCGGCGACTCCACTCAATAAAGAAGGACGGACGAGGAATGCCACTTATTTCAGACCTAGATACTCTTGTTGCTCGAAAGGGTTCAACAACAGCTCAAACAGCTAAGACTATTAAGGCTACTATTGAAAAAGGTTTGGCTCCAACTCAATCAAACATTTTTAACAACGCACCGGCAACAGACGCATTCAAATGTGTTGAATTGTCACCATACCAAGGACTTGCTATGGATGGTCTTATGTGGGGAATGTTTGATTCAAAGATGATGACAGAAGACTTCGGATTCCTTTACATCGAGGCACTTCCAACACGGGCAGAGCCTGCTGTGGTTGACCTTCTTGGAAACCAAGATCTAGTTATGAACTTTAACTCTATCGCAGTGATGGGAGCATCTGACCTTCGGGGATGGATGTGGTCAGCAGGTGATGGATCAACAGTTTAAGTTAATCTTTCCATCAAGTACCTTTATAGGTACTTGAGTGGGTAGGGTAACTACTCCAATTATTAGTCTTATAGAAATATTATGATACAAGATGGACACACAGAAAAAATCTCAGTCTCAGTTTCAGCAGACGTAGGAACCTCAGCAGTAGTTTCAGCAGTAGATGAAGCTTGGATTTATATCCATGAGCTTATTGGGGATCTGGGAGCAGGAGGAAACCTAATTTTAAAATCAGGTACTGATACCCTTGCAACTTTTGCACTTGATGCAGGACAGGGAATTACTTTAGATGATAACAATGGAGGGAACAATGTTCCTCGATACAGGATTAAGCCAGGAGAAGATTTTAACCTTACAGTTACAGGAGGAGCTTTCACAGGTGAATGTATCTACTCTTTAAGGTACTAATTTTTAACTCCTAAAAAGTAGTTACCACAACAAGAAATTTATTAAAGTATTAATTATATAAAATTTATATGAGCGGAATTGGAAAAGTAAGAGAATCAAATTTACCAATAGACATTGAAGAAAGGATCAGGCAAGTACAAAAAGGAATTTTGGAATCAATTAATCAGAAAGATGCTCTTGATAAAGAAATTAAAACAAAAACACAAGAAGCAGAAGACGCTTCTTTAAAACTTGATGCTGCAAACCTAGAACTAAAACGAATCAAAGAAGAGATCAAGAACAAAGAAGAAGATCTTTCAGAGAGAATAGCTGTAGCTGAAAGAAAAGAATCAGCACTTGATGTCTACTCAAAAGCTCTTCAAGCAAAAGAAGACAAGGTTCAAAAATACCTAGCAACATTTGAAAGAATGAAAGAAGTAACAATCACTTAAAACAACTATGCCATACCTATCAAACAAAGCGGGAGATGGCTTGACCATGGCGGAGCTTCTTGCAATTGAGCAGTTGGCTGATTTTGGGTCTGCTCTACAGTATCTTAGGATTGATGCGTCAGGGTCAGCTCTGGAGTATGTAGATGGAACAGGAGGAGGAGGAGGAACTGTAGACGTAGTATCTAACGTAGCGACAGACACCATTCTGGGACGTATTACCGCAGGTACAGGTGACTCAGAGGAACTTACACCAACACAGGTAAGAACGCTTGCTGAA